CAGCGCGGCGGGGGCGCCATCCGTCGGAGCGATTGGCCGCCTCGAACGCCCGCGTCTGGGCGTGCTCCAGGAGCGTGCGGTGCAGCAGACGCTCGCGGCCTGCGCGGGGGTTGATCCAGCCGATGAGGCGGTCCACGATGTTGACAGGCGCGGCCATCAGTCGCCCCGCGAGGTCGTGAATCGGGCGCGCCAGATGCCACCCGTGCGGGCGGGCTGGCCGGTGGACTGCTGGACCTGCTGGGATCGGATCTGCTGCGCGATGTGCTCGCGGGCGGTCATCAGCTCGGACATGGTGCGGTACTCGACGCGCACATGCCCGTCCCACACCGACAGCTCGCCGGAGGCAATGGCCCGGTCGAGCCGGTCTAGGTCTGCTTGTGTGTACGCCATGCGCGCAGGGTGCGCGCTGGGGTGTCTCAGGTCACGGGGCAGCGTGAGACGTGGCGGCAGCGTGGTCGTGTCGCCAGCGGTAGACGGTCGCCCTCGACACGCCGCACCGGCGCGCCACCTCGCGGGCGCAGACCGTGCCGGGGTAGGCCAGGACGCGCTGGCGCAGTTCGGTGCGCTCGGCGTCGCTGTCCGGGGCGCGGATGTGCAGGCCACGCGATGCGCGGTACTCGCTGCGCAGGGCGTGCTCGGCCTGCGCCAGTTCGGTCACGCGGGCCCGCAGGTCGGGCATGGTTGTGAGCAGGTAGTCGAACATGCGGTCCACGATGTCCGGCGACTCCCGGATGATGCGGTCCAGGCCAGGGGTCGGGCTGGGGCGCTCGGCAGTGGTGGACGGGATTGGTGCCGCTGATCTCGTGGTGGTGGTGGGCATGGCGGGCAGATGATGGCGTCGTGGTGGTGGTGTGGAGGTGCAGTTCGGCGGCGGCGTGGTGGTCAGCCGCCGAAGGCCCGCGGGATGCGGGGGCGCGGCGCAGGCGTCTGCGCACGCAGGGGTGGCATGGGGGGCGAGCTGGGCGGGGCCGGTGTGGTGCTGGCCTCTGCCTCAGGCTCAGGGGGCGGGGAGCTGAACAGGTCGTGCGGTGGCTGCACCTGGTGCTCCAGCTCGGTCCAGCGGGCGGCGGTGTAGCTGTCCAGGCCGATGCACAGGGCGGCGTGGTGGGCGTAGCGGCGGCAGTCGCGGACCTCGACGCGGGGGCGGCTGCGGATCCACTTTTCCACGATGCTGTGCTTGCTGCGGGTGGGCACGCGGGTCTTGCCCGTGAGCTGGGCGTACCACTCCTGCGGCAGGCCATCGGCGTAATGGATGTAGCCGGGGCCTGGCTTGTCGAGCCCGAGCTGCCCATGCAGAAGATCCTCGCTCGACTGTGTGCCGACGCCCCAGAGCTTGATGCCGCCGATCCACTTCTGGCCGCGCCAGTTGATGTCCTGGACGGTGGCGGCCATCTTGATCGGGGCCTTGGGTTGATCCATACCCTTGACGGCACGGATCGGCAGGGTGCCGGCTTGGGAGCGCACGAAAGCGTAGACGGCATGGGTGGCCCAGCCCGAGTCGATGCTGATGGAGTCGATGCCCAGCGTGCCACCGTGCCACGCCTGGCGGTAGCGGCGCAAGAGGTAGGTGCCGACGGCATCCCAGATGGCGTCATCGGCAGCGGGGTTGCCTTCGATGATGTGGTGGTCGATCACCCACGATTCCATGCCGCGACCCCAGCCCCAGACGCCGATTTCAACGCGGTCTTGCTGCACGTCGATGCCGCAGGTGAGCTTGAGGGCGCCGATGGGCACGATGCCGAAGACGTGCTTGCCGGACTGGCTGGACAGGGCGTGGTCATCTCGGCGCTGGCCGCGGACTTCGTAGGGCTCGCCATAGGTTTCGTTGACGAGGGTGATCATCAGCGAGCTGTCGCCGGCCTGTTCGGCGGCGTCGGCTTTCTCGTGGTCCTCGGCGATGCTGGCCCAGTCGCGCTGTGGTGAGTAGGCAGACCAGATCTGTGCCGCGACGTTGCGCGGCGGGCGGGTCTCCTGGCCAGCGGCATCGAGCCAGCGGCGGTCGGCGGTGTAGCGCAGGCCGGTGCGGATACAGACCCATTCGCCCGCCATCGGCTGGCCGCCGGCGAGGTACTGGGCGCGGGTCATGGGCTGCAGGCAGTGAGGGCAGATGTGGACAGCGGTGGCGGGCTGGCCGGGTGACCACTGGAGGCCGTGGCGGGTTCGGCTTGCGGTCTTGGGGTCGATGCCGGTGGTAAGCGGGTGCTCGACGCCGCAGTGTGGGCAGTCGATGTGGTAGCGCATGTCCACGTCTGCCTGGTCGGCCGCGAGGGTGACATGGCAGGCGCCACGGGTGCCGGGGGTGGATCCGCCGACAAACTTCGGGAATGGAGCACCTTCGAGGCGGCCGAAGGCGAGGGAGCCGGGGTCGCCTTGGCCTTCAATCGACTGGTCGAAGGCGGACCACTCGTCCAGGATGGCGAGGGCGACGGTGATTCGGCGGTAGGCGCGGGCGGCTTTGCCGCCGAGGAGGTGCAGCACGGCGGCACGGAACCGCTTGAGCTTGAGCGTGTCATCGGCACCGGTGCCACGGCGCTGGTCACGCACGATGCGGACGCCGGAGGTGACGGGGTCCAGCTCGGTGCGGACGAACGAATCGCGGTCGTCATCCGTCGGCTGCCAGAGCGCCGCATTGCGCCGCAAGTGAGCGACGACGTAGCACAGCAGGGCCGTCAGGATCTTGGTGTAGCCGACGCGCTTGGACTTGCGGATGATGACGCGCACGATGCGGTCGTCGCTCATCCAGTCCATCAGCGCAACCTGGAAAGGCCAGCAAGACCAGCCGCCAGCCTGCTGCGAGCTGTCGCGGTCGAGCATGAAATGCTGCTCAGCCCAGACGCTCAGCGGCATGCGTGGGTCAGCCCGGAACGGGGCCATGCCGCGCTGAACTGCCAGGCGTAGCGCGGCGATGGTCTCGGGCGGCAGGCTGGTCATGCGTCGGGCTCTTCTGGGGCGCTCGCCAGATCGATAGATGCCGTCATGCGCACCCATTCATTGCGGGCGCCGTTGATCGTGTTCAGCACGGCCTGGCGCACAGTGTCTGGGAGGTCTGGCGCCGCCTGAGCGATCAATCCATCGAGCTGCTCGAAGCGCGCCACAACAGCGACGCTTGCCAGTGACAGCGTTTCTTCGATCGCTGCGATCGGCGCGTACTCGCGGCGGGCCTTGGCGTTGGCCAGGGCAACCGCGTCGGCTTCTTCGGTCGTCTTGCGGATGCGGGCGGCGGTCAGCTCGCCGGTCATGTCGCGGCCGGAGGCGATGTCGCGCAGGCGGGCGCAGTACGCGAGGAGCCAATCGCCGGCGGCGCCAGCATCGGGCAGGATGCCATCGGAGAGCATGGCGCTCACGGCGGGCTGGCTGATGCCGACAGCGAGGCCGAAGGCGGTCTGGCTGATTGGCTTGTCAGTGTCTATCAGCATGGCATAACCCCCACGGGGAACCCGGTGAACGCTGAATCACCGGGGGCCGAATTACCCGCACCCGGGGCTCCAGGAAGGACCCGCGACCCTCTGAGCATCAAGTCCAGCCGTGTCAGCGCGTTCCAGGCTGCGGCCAGCTTGGCGCCCGGTTCGTGGGCGCCCTTGCCCATGGGATCTTGCTCAATGCTCACCACAGATCCCCCTGCGTGCCCGGCCGCCGCGCCCGCTCGACCTGCTGCATCACCGCCCGCGTGATGTGCTCATCACCCACCCGATCGACCGTGCGCAGCGCGACGCCATCGAAGTCGAACCGCTGGCGGTACTGCACCGAGCGCACGAACATCACGACAGGCGTGATCCCTCGCGCATTGATGCCCCTGCCCGCTGTGCCAGTCGCTGCGCCGAACTCCCGCTGATACACCCCAGGCGCAGCCCGCTTGCCCGGCGGCATCACGAAGAAGCGCCCGCCCGCCCGCCGCTGCGCGTTGATCTGCTTGCGGGCGTCATGGCTCATGGACCGATCGAACCCGCCGACCAGCTGCACCCGCAGCTGCGACAGGATCTGGATGATCTGCCCGCGTGTCATGTCCCCCGTGGCGTCGAGCTGCGCGCCAGCACCGGGCACGCAGAACCAGCCCGGCGGCAGATGCCCAGCCATCCGCAGCGATGCCTCCAGCCGCTTGGCGCGCCGCTGTCCGCCATCCACCTGTGCGCGCAGCACGTTGGTCGGGTTCGCGCCGCCGCTCCCGTCGTCCTTGAACCCGACCTCGGCGCGCATCCGCTGCACCGTCGCCGGTGACACGCGCACCGCGTTGACCACCCACGGTCGTGGCCGGTCGAACACGCGGCGCATCTCGTCCTGTTCGGCCGCCCGCACGTCGTATGCGGTGCGGGTCATCGCGGTGGCCAGCGAGGCCGACATGCGCCACTCACTCAGCCCCGCCAGCGCCCCCAGCCCTTCCAGGCCCTTCAGCTCGACCTTCATGCTGTCCACCCTTCGGGCTTGCGCGCCATGTCCATGGTGGCTGTGCCAGGGGCCTTGCCAGCGAGCTGGTGGTGCATCACCACGATCTGCGCATCCACCGGCACGCCAATGGCTACAGCGCCCTCGGCGGCCCAGAAGAAGCCCGGCTTGCCCTGCACCACCGACTCACGCCAGCAGTGCGTCACCCACTCAGCGCCATCCTGCTGGCGGCGCTCCTGGATCAGCCCGGCCACCTTCGGCATGAAGTCCGGCAGCCAGGACCAGCTCAGCTTTTTCTTCGCGCTTCCGTTTTCCATCTCTCTTCTCTCTCTTTTCTGAATGGGTGGGTGGGGGTGTGAATTACGCGTATTACGCGGGCTCTTACGCGCTAAGTCGTTGTCGTTACTTGTATTTCGCTCTTACGCGGTGGTTTCGTGACGGACTGGAATAGATAGCTGCTAATGGTGCTGATCTCACATGCACATGCGCCCACACATGCACGCACATGCACGCGAGGAATCCCCGCGTAATAGCGAAATACAAGTAACGACAACGACTTAGCGCGTAAGAGCCCGCGTAATTGGCGTAATAGGTCATGCCACGTCCTCCACATCCGAGCCTGGACGACGGCAGAAGCGGTCCACATCGGCGTCAAACGCATCGACGGACGCCGCAGCCCACTCGCCCTCGGTCACGCCCTCGGCAGGGCCAGATCCCGTCGGCAGCCAGCAGCGCACGCTCTTGCGGTTGCCCACTGCGTCCTTGAGGGACACGACCTTGTAGACGAGCACAGGCTGCTCACGACGCCCCGAGGCATCCCGCCCCACGCGCTCGTTGATCCATCGCTCGACCTGCCCGGTGAACAGCGGTTGCGCTGGCGGCCACTTCTCACCCGTCTGGTCTGCCCAGCGCCGAAACGCTCGGTACAACTGGCCTGCCGAGCAGACCCGCACAGGGAGGGGCAGGAACCCATTCAGCCACTCATGCGCGAACCGCTCCGACGACTTCCAGTTCAACTCGATCAGCTTTTCCTTGGCCCGCGTCATCAGCGGCTTGGTGTGCGCGTTGAACTCGCCGAGCGCGTAGGTCTGCAGGTAGTGCAGCCACTTCTCCCGGCCCCCGGCAGCCAGGAAGTCCCGCACCGCGATGTACAGCGCCTCATCCGCTTCCAGCGGCGTGTAGACCACCATGTACCGGCGGTCCCGCTCTTCCAGGGCCAGCGGCATCGACTCGTTCGACAGGAACACCACGTTCGCGTGGTTCGACTCCCACCGCGTTTCCATCTGCATCCCCCGGATCGGGAACTTCTTTTCCTGCGTGACCACGCTCTTCAGCGTGTTTTTCTTGTGGTACATCTCCTGCCGCGACACAACTTCATCGGCCACGATCGCCAGCTTCCGACTGATCCACCCGTTGAACTTGTCTTCGATCTCGGTCTGGCCGACCGTGATCCCGTGGTCCCCGTACAGGTCGCGCCACACGTCAAAGAACAAGTTCTTGCCCGTGCCCTGCGCACCGTGGAACACCAGTGCGGTCTGCATCTTGGTGCCGAGCTGCTGCAGCGGCAGCGCCATCCAGCACAGCACCCAGTGCATCACCGCGTCCACGTCGTCCGCCGACTCGCCAG